CTATGGATAAGCTGATTGATTATTACATGCCCCAGTTGCAGTGCTACATGGCACTAGCTAAGAAGGATGGCTGTTATCTTTCTGCTTTCTTTGGCAACAACAAATGGGAATGCTCACACGTTGCATGGAGCGAGTCATACTTTAATCTCATGATGACTGCGGTCAAACAGTTCTGGTCTTATGTTGACACGAACACAGAGCCATTAGGTTATGATCAGCCACATGCCATCAAGACAGACAAGATACCTGTTGATGATATGGTTAAGCGTGATGCCAATCATGACAATCAATTCAAGTCTGTTGCTTATGATTACATATGCAATGAGCTACACGCCAAATCATTTGATACAGCTAAGAAAAGTCTTAAAGAAATGGTGAGCGATAACGAGCGTGAAGTATACTGCGATCTATTAACTATACGCAGAGACAAGCGCGGATCATTAAGAATTGCAACTAGAAAGGAGAGCACAAATGGATAACCTAAACATATGGAACAAGGTAGAAACATCAGACCCTAAGTTCCTTAAACAAGTTAGCTTTGGATCACGTAGCTTTACAGCCATTGATCCTATGTATCAGGTGCGGTGCGCTACAGAACAATTCGGCCCTGTCGGTGAGGGCTGGGGCTGGATTAACAACACACGATTTATCAACCTATCTAACGGAGACACTGCTGTAATTGCAGACGTACAGATATGGCACGGTGAATTGATAAACGCTTTCGGCCCCTTCAGTGGATGCCGTAAGTTCTTTGATGCAACCAAAGGCAGGCTTGCAGAGGATGCACCAAAGATGGCTATCACTGATGGCCTAACCAAAGCCCTATCTCATTTAGGGTTCAACGCCGATGTCTTCCTTGGGAAGATGGATGGCAATAAGTATGCCGCAGATAGCGGAACCAAATCAGCGGGTAGTAGCTGGTAACTAAAGGAGCCAAAAGCATGGCAGAATATGACAACACTAACACAGGCGCAGCATTCAAACCATTTGATACACAGCGCATGATTCTACAAGGCAAGTTAAATGTAGATGGCAACGACAAGAAGGTTATCTTAGTTGCTGACCAAACCAAAGCAGGCATGAAGATCGTAGAGGTCTATCAAAAGCTGGGCGTTATGTTTGAAAATGATAAGAATGGCAATAAAAAAGCTCCTGATTACTCAGGCCCAATAGATAACAGTAAGTTTAAGATTGCTGGATGGAAGAAGGTTAAAGAAACAAGCAGCTATATGTCTATGCAGGTAACAGAAACACAGCAGCAGCAACCAGCAGGTCTTGATAACGTAAAAGTTCCACAGATTGATTTTGATAGTCCGTCAACAGTACCGCCATTAGATATAGAAGATAAGATTCCTTTCTAATGGATAACGAACCTCACTTTGATGGAGATGACTATGTGCATGAGCGTGATTTCAACAGGCTCATGCCACAGTTACACAAAGTAAAAGAATACATGGAGGGAAACGATTGGGTTACACTATCTGAATTAAGCAGTGCAACTGGTGCGCCAGAAGCAAGTGCTAGTGCTGCGATCAGAGACCTAAGAAAAAAGAAGTTTGGTTTTCGTACTGTATCAAGGCGATACGATGGCAATGGTTTGTATGCATATAAACTAGAGCCAGAAGATCACAAAGAAGAAGAGCCCATACCTAATGATTGGTGGTCACAGATATAAAGGCAGTGTTGCCACACTAGGGGTTATGTGATAATACGAGTCTATTCACCTTTCTCCCTGTGAAGCACACCTGCTTAACTGGCGGCGTCAGAGTTCTCCATTCTCCTGATGCCGCCTTTTTTATACAATCAATTCAAAGTGCGGTGCATCTATAAATGGTCTGCGTCCCTGTGATCTACGCAAATCTATGTAAGCATTCATTGCTTCCTCAGAAGATTGAGGCCAATCACCAATAGAATTAATGTGCCATGCCGCACCCCATCTAAGCTGTACACCTTCAACCTTCGCGCTTGCCTTCATTGCATCTGCAATCTCATCATACAAATTTAACTCCCATCTACCACCTCCACTATAAGCCATGAGATCAACAGCTAACCCATCAAGATGTTTGCTCTTCATAGTTTGTGACGCACCAGAAGCAACGAGCTTAGTCTGCTCGGCCTTAGTTCTAATGCCGCAAATCACAGAGAAGTCTTGATCTGTAATCTCAATAGCACCACGCACCACACGTTGAAGACGCTCATCCACAGTGCTTAATCTCTGAACGCTTCGCTTACCTAATCTATATTCCATATAAGATTTCCCTATTTCTTTCCAAAGAATTTACTAACAGACCGCATTCCTATACTTGCTGATACGATCCCACCTAACGCAATCTGATACCATTGAGGCATTACTTCCAATGCTTCAAAGCCACGAGCTACAATGTCATTGCCCCAATCACCACAGAATGCCAAGATAAGAGGGATGCTAAAGAGTAAGGTAATCCACTCATCTTTCCATGAGTTTTCTGTGGCTTGCATTGCAGCCAAGTCCCAATCAATCTCACCAGTAAGCTGTTTCTTTTTAATCTCAGCTTCAGTTAGTTTGAGTTGAGTCTTACCATCAATAATACTTGTAGCTAAACCAGTGAGACTACCTATTAGTTGACCTATCATTTCTCATGCGAAAGCCATACGGCAAACGCTCCTGTCATTGCACCTGTAACTACAGAAATTAAACCAGCTTGTTGTGAAGATAGATCAGGCATTGAAAGCGCCCACTCAATGCAACGAATATACATGACAGTCATTACTAACATCATGCAACGCGGCAGTATTTTATACTCTAGCACTTTCTTAAAATCCATCTGACAATCCTTTCAAGATGTCTTTAAGGCTAACCTTAGCCTTAGAGTTCGGTTGATAAAGGCATTCAAATTGTTTTGGACATTCACGAAAACTAATAGTTGGGTAATGATAACCAAGCGTTCCATTCTTACCAGAGTATAAGCATAAAATCTCGTCATTATTTTTTACATACTTCCATAAGTGGCATGTAACATACTCAGGGTTAAGCAAAGAACTTGCTAAAACAAGGGGGATTAAAGTGTTCATATAACTAAAGCCACCATATAAAAACCGCCGCCTAAGATACCTATGATTAAGATAGACAAGCCAAGTATAGCCATGTTGTTAGCTATCTGTCTCTTAGATTCCATCGCAGCATAGACTTCTTTCTCTCTGTCCTTGCGTATTTGTCTACGCATATCAAGCATCTCATCGTAAGTACCGAAACCAAATCGCATGTCTAACATGAATTTAATTTCTTTTTCTTTTTCTACTAAGGTTTTTTTTCTTACAACTATATCCATAGCTTCTTGCTCTATGGATTCAGCGCCTTGAGATAACTTATCTAAGAATGTTGGGTTCTTACGTTGTGATTCAGCCCTAGTTATATCTGCAACAGCACCATACCAAGCACCAAGCTGACCTGATATATCTTGTATTTCCCTGCCTGCACCAACAAGCATCTTGACCCCTTTGAAGGCTGCATTAGCCGCAGCAAAAGCTGTAATAGGGTCAATCATTTAGCTATCTCTGTGCGTGATTGTTGGCAACCACATTTAACGCCTCCTTAATAGCGGTGACATTAGCATCTATACGAGCAATCATTACGTCATTCTCATGTACTTCACTAGATAATCTAGCACTACTAGATTGAATTTCAGATATGCTAGACCTGTTGTACTCAATGTCAGACACCATGCCTGAGACAGCCCAAACAACAGCAGCACCTTGCGCAAGCAATGCCCCTACAATTGTTACTACTGTCCAGTTAAACTCCATTAATTATCCTTCCAATGCCGTCAGGCGTGTCTCAATAGATGCAAACCGCTGCTCATTATATGCCGCTAAGAATGACAGCAACTCAGGGTAACGGATACCTAGGCGTGTTTTTGATGTTGAACCTGACGGTGCCGCATCTTCTGTGTCATAATTATCTGTGCGGGTGTAAGCATCAGCAGCTTCTATGGGTGGAGTAACAGTGTCATCTGCTTCAACCGCAGCAACATCAACGTCATGCTCCCACCAAGTGCTGGAGATAAACAGTGAGTAGTCACCAGCGTCTAGGCTTTCAGCAGTAAATGCAGCTTGTACGTCTTGGGCTATAATACCTGAGTGTGTACGAGCCTTATCACCCTTGGCTGCAACTTTGTTTTTCCATCTGAATGTTTTAAACAAGGATGAAATACGTTTAGCTACCAGCATTTCTGCTGATGTTAGTGCGGCTATGTCTTGCTTTTCGTTGCGGTCAGAGGTGTTGATGGTGCCGTTGGTGGCAAAGATGTCCTCAAAGCGTTGGCTAGAAAGACCTAAGTCATAAGCGTCGTCTGCGCTGGGGTACAAGCGGGCGCTGTCAATTCGTACGAAACGAGTTCCACCAACGTAAAAGTTGAGGTTGCTACCCGCAGATTTTAACTCTATCTGATTGTTTGACGCAACTGCTATTTCCCCTACCAAAGCACCTTGCCTGTAGAATTCAGTGAGGTTTCCGTTTGCAGATTGACCAACTCGCAAGGGATTACCGCCATCACGATGCACGTTGATTTGACCGCCTGCTGAAATAAGTGCTCCCGGCACATGGTTGCCTGTGGGGTTTCCGTCAGTAGTACCTATGAACACG